TAACGCTGGGATAACGTAATCCGTGATAAATGACCAGATGGCCTTGAATGTTGGAATCACAAAATCTCTGATGTATCCGGTCAACGTTTCAAAAACGGGTGTAAGTTTTGGCCCTAATTCCTCCGCCAATTTTTGAATCGTTGGAATAACGTTATTCACAAAACCGCTGATCATTGGGGTTATTGCATCAAGTACAAATGCACCAACGGTTTCCTTGCCTTCATTGAATGCAACCTTCAATCGATCCATTTTGCCGGCAAATGTGTCTGCCTTTTCTGCCGCCTGGCCTCCAAATGTTTCCGCCAACTTCGCGGTGATTTCCTCCATCGACATTGTTTTGAGTTCGGCAGCCGATAATCCAATTCCCAATTTGGCCAATGCCCCGGCGTTACCTTCCTGGGCCTTCGCCATTGCATTTGTGACGGCTTCGAGTGACTTACCACTTCCGGCGGCTACATCAATGGCGGTTGCCTGTAATTTCAGGGCCGCATCGGAATCACCGGTTGCACGGACTAGCCTTTCAAAACTGGGACGCAATTCATCATCGGTCAGACCGGTCAACAATGATGTTTTGAGAATTTGAGATTCAACCGCAGCGATTTGTGAATTGGTTGCACCGGTAACGTTGGTCAACGTTGTGGCCAACTTCGCCTGGGCTGCTTCATCCTCAATGGCCGATTTGACGCCATCGATTAACAATTTGCCGGCATAAGCTGCGGCGGCTACTCCGGCGGCGGCAAATGCGGCACCGGCCACCTTACCGAATTTTCCTAACTTATCGCCAAATGATGAAACGTCATCAGCTCCGGCATTCAGGTTTTTCTTTAGATTGTCGACATCACCCAGAATGGATAGTTTTAGCGTTCTTGAACCTTGACCGGCCATCACCACTCCTTCGCAATTTTACTGAAAGAATTTTCCCATTCGTTGATGATATATGGTTGTTCGGCACGCAGGGTTGGATAAATAAACCAGCCGCGTGATCCTCGACCTTCACGGCCTGACCACACCGGAAACTGCTTAAACCTATTCGATCCGAATTCCGATCCACCCCACAGGTCACGGGTGGTTGCACCGCCTGAGAATTTTTGCGATACGTAGCCGAATGAAATTTCGCCGATCTTGCTTGATTTGCTTACCTTTGAACCTTCGGCGATTCGGCTGGCAACCTTGCTCGATGAAAGGCTGCTAGCCTTCGATGAAATTTTGCCCTGGAGATATTCGGCCAATGCACCGGAAACCAGTTTTGCTTCCTGGGTTGCCTGTTCGTCCATCGCCTTAAATGCGCCAACAATTTTCCGCAGTTCGGTCTTATCGTAAGCAATAGCATCATCGGCCATTTCGCTGCTCCAATATCTCCAACGCGGTCAGAATCTTTTCGGCGGTGTCCCATTCGGTCATGGGAATTTGCGTGGCAATCGCTAATTCAATGATTAGTCGGTTAAGACTGCCCCGCTGGTGGCTTTTGGGTCGGAATCCGAAAATGTCACATCGGACACGGTTTCGGCCCACACTTCAAATGGCTTCACCGGTTTTCCAGCGTTTTCACGTTTCATGGCGTTATAGGCCAAAAATAGCAAATCACTGATTCCGATTTCATTTGCCTGTTGAATTGTCTTACCCGTTTTATTTTCCCATTTCATCCATTCCGGTGGGGCAGCGATATAAGTTGCCACCTCACCGGATTGGAATTCAATCGTGATTGCAGTTTTCATTCTCCCGATCTCCCTTAATTAGTCCAACGCCGGCGTGGTCACGCAGGTAAATGCTAGTGAGGCAGTTAACGCATCAGGCGCAGTTCCACCCAATGACGGGAAAATTGGTTGAACGCTGAACGCGTAAGCAACGCCGTGGACGGTCAAGACCACCGGCAATGCGTCGTTCGGTGTATTAGCTGCGGCATTCCACAACGCCTCGCACAACGAACCAGCTGCGCCAAAATCCTGGAGCATTTCGACGTTGAAAGTTCCCTGGGTGTCGGTTGTGTAATACGCCTTACCGTCAAGGGTCTGATAAGTGTTGATTGTTGATTCGACTTCAAGGGTGGCCGATGTGGCCTGCGCATCGTAAACATCACCATCGATGGTGAATGCAATTTGTCTGCCCGTGATGATATTTGTTGGCATTTTGTCTCCTAAGTGTTTATTTGGGTGAAATAGGTTGAAACGTTCAAATCTGCAACTAGCAAATTGGATGCACCAACCGAAATGATTGACGGTCTTTGAACGTCACCGACGACGTATCCTGTGGGCATTGCCCCCAAAATGCTAATTATCAGGGCCTCTAATTGGTCCAGGGCTCCCGAATTGGAATTGTTAGCAACGGCTGCCGTTACCACAAAATTGACCTTCACTTTAGTGACGGCCCCATTGATAAGTGTTGATTCAAGCCAGGGTGAATCGGGAATGATTACGCAAGCAGGTGGGATCACCGCCTCCGGTGCCACAGGGTAAACCGACGCAGCTACTCCGGCCAACGCCGTTGCAAGATCATTTCGAACGTCCAACAGGGTGGTCATTGGCATATTGAATCCACATCATAAAACGCCGAAATCAGGCCGATCACTCTGTTTTGTAAGCTGCGGCCCATGCGATACGGCGTCGGCGCAAAATCGACGCCTTCGATCTGACCACCAGGTGCCGTGATACTTTGAAAAATTTCTACCGAAACAATCAGAATTGCCTTATTGACTGCCGGAACGGTTGCGTATATTTCGGCGGCTGATCCGCCATCGAGTGTGACCGTCCCCGCAGGAATTACCGGAGTGAGAATCCGATCAGCTTCATCGACCACCGCAGTGACTTCAAATGGTCGAACGGAATGATCGCTGACTGTGTACGGGCCGTCAAGGCCACCACCGATTCCTGCGAGAACGATCCCCTGTCCCTCGACGAAATAATTTGGTCGCAACGTGTCGATGTATAAAACATCGTTCACAACGCGGGTCGAAATTACTGCGCTTTGATATTGCGTGAGCATTGGCAAAATAGTAATTTCGGCAGATTCAATTATTGAATCCAAATAAGCATCAGAAAATAAGGATTCGGAAACGCCAAGCACCTGACGCAGTTCATCAGCGGTCACGATAGTTGGCATTTCCGGTCCTTTCGTCTGCTCGGCCTGTTCGGGAGTGACCAGGCCGATGTTTATTTTTTATTAATCGAGGAAACGGTATGCGCCGTAGCCGATTTTCGTAGCCGTTGCACCATAACCGTACATGAGAATTCCAATGGAACCGTCTGAAATTATGTTAGTTCGCAATTCCAGGCGTGGGGATTCGTACCATGTATAGGCATCACGGTTGATGACATACATTGAATTGTCGCCTGTGCCTGATAGTGCAGTGTCCACCCATAGATCGATTCCGTTTACGGAACCACGGAGTGAACGTGGTTGTGCATTTCCTGCCGCATTTTGTGGTTGCAGCGCATTGTAAATTGGTCTGCCGTCGACGTTGAAAGACATGATGCGGCCCCACATGGCTGGACTCACAACGATTGCATCGGCGAATTTGAATGTGTTTTCATAAACACTTACCGATGCCGTTGATACCCACGCAAGCAATTCCTCAGCGGTAATATCTGAACCGTAACCGGTTGATGCTGCCGCTGAATTTGCGATAATTTGTGCAGAATTGTATGCGTTGGTTGCCCGTGCATATTGTGAAGAAAGATTTGAAATCAGTTCTGAGAAAAACAACGGATCAGATCTGTCAGCGAGTTCCACGGACATGACCTGGCTACCCTTGAATGACTTCACATCAACGTTGATGAATTCAGATTCCATCACGGTTGGAGTGACGGCATCGAGTTCGTCGATCTGTGAAACGTTTGGAAGCTGAGTGATTTTTGGGATTTGAAAAACAAGGCCTGCATTAGGCAGGGTCCCTGTTGAAATCGAATCAATGGAGGCTCTGACATTGTCGGCAAGTCCGTTGACCACTTCACGCAGTTGGCGTGTTGGGATCAGGCCCGGATTGTCTGTTGACGCCGTGGCAGCTGCAATGAACGCACGTGATTGTTCTGATCCGCGTGCAGCGGCTACCTGGTGCATCAAAAATGTTTCAGGTGAAACGATTGGGTTTCTTGTTGCAATAAAACCGACTGGCTTTGGAGCTGATGATGCCTGTACTACTTCAGCCGCTTCCACCGTCTCGGCGGTAGTTGGCTCTGTGACGGTGTTTTCCACGGCGTCTCCTTCTGTTGATGTTGTGGTTGTTGATTCCGCGTCATCATTGGATGGCTCGGAATTTTCTGGTGCGGTTGTCGCTGCGACATTTGATACACGTGCTGAATCAAATGCCGGATTGTGTGTTAGTGCGACGCCGACCAAATCTGCTGAATTGACGACCATTGTGCCGTCCTCGTTATATCCAAAATCATTTGCATTTGCTTCCACTGAAAATCCGTCACGCAATCCATCGATTGCTTCCTGGATGGCATCTGAACCAGCGGTTGTTTTCGAAATCTTGAACGTTGCATCGATTGATTTCCCATCGGGTGCAAGTTCCATGCTGAGTGTCTTACCGATTGGCCTGGCCGAATCGTGTTCCAAATTTAATTTCACATTTGTTGGATTGATCGATCCTGATTTGAACATCACCTTGCCGGTTGATGCGTTCGCCGGAACATCAAATTGAACGATCTTTCCCGTGATTGTCCGTGCCTCAGAATCGGCAGCGGTAATTGTGAATGGTGTTGTGACTTTCATTTGATCATTTCCTCCGCGTTTCGTATTTCCTCCACAGTGATGGCCGGATTGCCGTTAGCGTCCACGATGGAATTCAGGGTTTTGTAAATGTTGGCACGTTCAAGATCGCTGCCGCGTAAATAGTCCGAAAGGTCATAACGGACTTCCTGGGTTGACGGAACAAAATCTGGCATTGATAATCTTTCGGTAATTGAGGTCATTAACGGAATAAGTGAAAAATCGAGCAACGTTTGACGTTGTGTTGTGGCGTTTGAATAGGTCATTGATGATCCGGTGTTAGCGTCCACGTAATACGCCGGAATTCCACAGGCACGTGCGATTTCGGTTGCAATGTACGAACGGGCTGCCGCCAGTTGCAATTTTTCAGGATCAAATCCCACGGTTTCCAATGTGACATCGGCATTCAAAAACGCGGTGCCACGATTGCGACGTGCGGTTGCCCACGAATCGAGCAATTTAGCAATTCGGTCTGCGGGTAATGCCGTGCCGTTGGATTTTAACACCATCGATGGAATCGGTTCGCGTGCGTACATCGCAGCGGCACGTTCTAGTTCCGCACCCGTGCGGATTGTTCGGCCTGCTCGATTTAACACGCCTTCATCGTTGCCGTTAAACACAACCAGCGAACCTAACCCGGAATTTGGAACGGGTGATCCATCAACCATGTAGTATTCAATTTCAGTTGCCAATGAATTGGTTTGAATGGTGACGCGTGATGGATTAACCCGTTGAACACTTCGAACGCGATTTGTATCTGCAAAAAATTCTGTTATCTGCCAGTACGCATAACCGTATAGCAGCAAATCCTCACACGTCCAGACGTATGTGGCCGATCCGGGAACGCGTGGGTCCGGTGTACGAATAACCCGTGGCGTTGCATCCTCAATTTCGAGGCCCGTTGATCGGTCAATGACTTCAAGGCCAATCGATGCGATTGATGAACAAATTATGTTTCGGGCTCTGGCACCTGTTGGAACCGACATGAATTCCTCACGCGTTGCAGTATTTGCACCGCCGAAAAATGGAGTCAATGAATCCAGGGTTGTAACGGGTCC